GGCAATGACGCACAGTCAGGCGGCAGTGGCGGCGAATCATATGTTAGAAGAGGCGGTACTCGACTTGTACGAGCATTTGGCGGCAGTGGCGGCGCAAACGAAAGCACAGGCGGTTCAGGTGGCGGACGTACAGCATCCGGAGGCGGCAATGGCGGTAGCGGAGGTACTTCGCAGTTTAACAACGGTGGCGGTGGTGGCGGAGGCGCCGGAGGATATTCTGGAAACGGCGGCAATGCTGGAACAGGTAATGGCGGGCAAGGCCAAAACGGAAGCGGCGGTGGCGGCGGAGGCGGAGGCGGAAAGTCTCAAGGCGGCGCACCTTCGTCAGGCGGAGGCGGTGTTGGATTCTTGGGAGAAGGTGCAAGCGGCTCAGGCGGCAGTACCAACAGCCCAGGTAGCGGCGGGTCAGGCGGTGGTGCTGGAACAGGCAATGGCGGCCTTTACGGTGGCGCAGGCTCAGGTCGAGAAGACGATACATTTGGTTCGGGCGGATCTGGTGCTCAAGGAGCAGTACGAATTATATGGGGCAATGGTAGATCCTGGCCAAGTACAAATACAGGTGACGTTTAAATAAAGTCTATTATATCAAATACAGTTTCAAGTTTTTTCTTAATAGTATTGTTTGATAGACTACTCTTTAAACCTATATGTAACGGCTTTGGCCAGCTTTTATACGAGCACCAGGCATAACTATCATGTTCAATATTAAGTGTTGGAATAAACTCATTATCGACTATACATAAGTATGTATGAAAGCTAAATTTACTATCATTACTTACAAATGTTTCTAAGGGTATAGTTTTTTGAATTTTAGGAGTATGGCCAATTTCTTCTAGTATTTCTCTTTTTAGTCCATTCCATACTGATTCATTTTGTTCAACTTTTCCGCCGACAATTCCCCATTGATTGCTTTTATTTCCATTTTTTCTATGTAAAAATAACATACGTTTAGTGTCTTTTGCAAAAAAAATTGCACCACTACATAAAATTTCTTTCATATAAGTAGTTAGCCGTCTAAACTAAGTCTCCAGTTACCTTTTGAATACTCGCCTTCGATACTTAACAACCACTGTTCTCCACTCCAGTAATATTGTTTACCTGTATTAGTATTTGTTACGTATGATACAGAATTACTAATTTCACTATCAAACAACACATACCAATTTGTACCGTTATATTCAATAATGTCATTAGTATTTGCTACTAAATTATTCCAGGCTGTGTTATTATTAATAGAATTTGTTATTAAAAATCTGTAACCTTGAACTTCAAAATCGATAGGATTTAATATTAAAGGATCTACAATTGCATCGATTGTAGATAATTGATTAGCATCTCTAAAGTTACTTGCAAACACACTATTAGTAGGTAAACTATCTAAGTCCCAATCTATAACAATTTTTGTTGTATCTAATTCATTTAATGCAAAGGTTCCTGTTATTTCGTTATTTAAATTTTCATTTGTAAGATAAATTCGACTAATTCCTGCACTATACTGTCCAGGATATGCTTCTAGCAAGTCATCCCATTTTACAGCACCGACTTTATTTTTACTAATAATCTGTATAGATGTATTATCGACAAACATGCCGTATCCTTGATAATTTGTTTTTATTAACGGTTGTTCTGCAATATCTGTATAATAATTATCTGGAATATTGTCTGTATTTTGTAAAGGAGTTAATTGTAAGTCAATTTCTCCCGAATCGGCATGAAAAATACTTTGTATAATATTTGTAATAACACCTAGTCTTTTTACTTTTACAGGAGCACTTAAATAAATTGGAACTTGAAACTGTAGTGTAGCAATATCTATTTCACTATCAATTCCAACCGGAACACTTCTACTACTGTAAGTAATACCTTCTAAGTTTACTACTGTTAAACTTGCCCAGTCTATGTAGTTGTCTGTAGTTTGTATTTCTAAACTTGGATTAAACAATACTAATATTTGTTCTAGTATTTGTAGTTTTTGATCTGTATTAGTACTCCAAAGATCTGCACTAACACTTAGAGTATACGGTGTTGGCATTAAACGTTCTACTGTATAATTTTTACCTTGCTCATCTAGATATTCCTTACCAGATGAGTCGTACTTACGTTCTCTTATATTTAATTTACTTACAAAAGATTGATCAGCAGTCCTTGAACGATCAATTTCTAATCCAGTGATATAAACAGCCATTCTTGGTGCACTAGGAATTTTGTTTTCACTGTTGTCACGCATTATATTTGCAACTTGTCGTGTTAAATCTCCGTAAGTAACTGGTATACGTACTACATTACCTTCAATATCTTGATATCCAAAATTACTAAGCATTCTAATCATTTGGGTAATGTATCTACGTATTTGTCCATCATAAAAATGTTGCATGATTATTAATTATCCGTTTCCAGTCCTTTAGGACGTAATGCTTTACTTAAACTTTGTCTTTCATTAATAGTTTCTCCAGCAATATTACTAGAGTTTGTATTATTAATAAACGAAGTTTTTTGTGTATTTCTTGTATCAGTCTGCGACATATTTACCCTTACACCGTCTTGCATCTTAGTCCAACTTGATCCGTTGTATCTAAAAAGTCGTTTTGGTAAAAAATCAGTTCTTAAAAAATAGTCTCCTGCTTGACTTTCAAGCGGAAAACTAATACCCATACCAAATTCTGCTCCGTTGGGCGCATCAGTTGTTCCTAACAAGTAACCGTTGTATCCTGACCTTGCTGGTCTCGCAGCAGTATTCCCGTTAGCATCCGTTTGTGCAGTTTCTAAATCTACACTACCATCTGAATTTGTTGATAATGAATAATAATGTGCAGTATCGTAGCCGCTTTTCCCTGCATCAGTTTCTGCTTGTGCTACAACAGCATCATTAATTTGCATTTCAACTTCATACGTGCTAAGAATATCTCTTAATGAACCTTCTCCTGGTTCTTCTTCATTAGCTGGAAGATCTAAAATTTCTTTAAATTCTTGACCGTCATATATTTGCTTCAACTTTAGTCTATATAAGTGTGGATACCATGTAGGTGAAAATCCTTCACTAGCACGGTTTACATCTTCAATAACATAAAATCTTTTTAATGCAACACTATAATCATTTAATGCATGTTCATCTACTAAATGCGGTAATTCAATTACATCACCGGCCATAGCCTTCCTTCCTAATATTCTTACACTATCAGAAATGTGTATTGTCATGAACAACGTATCATTACTTAAAAACAAACCAAATTGACTAAGGTCAAAATCTATATCTTGGACATTATAAATGCCTCTTAAATTATAAATGTTGGGATCATATTTTCGATCTCTATTTTCTAAGAATAACATATCCTGTATTGATGTTTCTGTAGATCCTCCCACATATGATGGTTGATCTGCTGTTGCAGCATCATTACTTACATCTTTAGGACCAAGATATTTGTGTACAAATACATCAGTTCCACCGATAGTGAACATTTCACTAATCGATTTATCTAAAAATGCGTAATCATTGCCACGCTCTGGTTTATATAAAGATAGTCTCGGCATATGTATATTTATCGTTACGATAAATACTAGTGGAGAAGTTTATATGACATTAGCAACACAAAAACAAGAAATCTTTGATTACGTAAACGCAATGCTTGGCGGAGGTATGGTCGACGTTGAACTTGATCCTATACATTACCAAACAGGGTTAACCAAAGCATTGACCCGCTATAGAATGCGTAGCGATCATGCAGTTGAAGAAAGTTATCTTTTTTTAAAATTAATAGAAGATCAGAACGAATACATACTTCCATCAGAAGTAATCGAAGTTAGACAATTGTTCCGAAGAAGCATCGGATCACGTACAGGCAACGGCGGTGGCGGCAGTTTATTTGAGCCATTTAACCTTGCGTATACAAATACATATTTACTTAGTGGTTCTACTCAAATGGGAGGACTTGCTACATACGAAATGTTTGCCGGTTATCAAGAACTGGTAGGACGTATGTTTGGTAGTTTTATTGAATTTAAATGGAACTCCTCAACTAAGAAACTTACAATACTACAGCGACCACGTGCTGACGAAGAAGTAATGATATATGCATATAACTATAGACCCGACGAGCAACTTTTAGGTGATTACTTAGCAGTACAATGGATTAAAGATTATACTCTTGCTAGTTGTAAATATATGCTAGGAGAAGCACGTAGTAAATTTGCTACTATTGCAGGGCCACAAGGTGGTTCGACACTTAACGGTAATGATCTTAAAAATGAAGCAATGCAAGAAATGGAAAAACTAGAGCAAGAAGTATCAACTGCTATCTCTGGCGGAACTGGATACGGATTTTTAATCGGATAAACTACTTGACAATACATAAAAAATCTGTTATAATGTAAATTATATTATACGGAGATATTATGATACCTAAATTACTTGTTATTGGACACGGGCGCCATGGAAAGGATACTGTGTGCGAAATTCTACGAGACGAATACGGGTACACTTTTGAAAGTAGCAGTAAGTTTTGCTCAAAGTTATTCATCTATAATGATTTAAAGGACAAATATGGATATGCTAATGAAGAAGAGTGTTATGCTGACAGGCATAGTCACAGAGCAGAATGGTATAATGCTATCTGCGATTATAATGTTCCTGATGCAGCGACTCTAGGTAGAGAAATGTTTGATGCCTATGATATCTATTGTGGGCTACGCAACAAGCGTGAATTCTTTGCAATGCAAAACACAGGCGTATTTGATTACTGTATCTGGGTTGATAGAAGCAATCACTTGCCGAGTGAGTCTAAAGATAGTATGAGTCTAGAACAATGGATGGCAGACTTTACAATTGATAATAATGGTACGCTAGACGATCTTTGGTTTAATACTCGACAGCTAATGAAATATTTAAAAGTCAGGAGTTAGATCGCCCTGCCGCCATTTGACTCCTTCTTTCTGTATAATACGTTGGCAATTAGCACAAATAGTTTTTAAGTTACTTGACCGACAATTATTAAGATCACCATCTATATGAAATACATTAAATTGTTCGCTGTGTGAACTTTTAAAACTACATTTTTCACATACATCTTTTTTAGTATATCCAGCAAGCATCCATTTAGGAATATTAGATCCTAACCCGTTTCGCAAACATGATTCGCATAGTTTGCGATAATACGTCTTACCGTCTTTATAA